CACCCCCCGCAGCAGCCAGCGCAGCCTCCCGCGCAGCCTCCCGCGCAGCAGCTAAATCTTTCTCCGTGGCCTGCCCCACGGCGTACAGCCGAGCAACCCTGATCACCTCTGCCGGGCGCGGATCATCGGTGTATTTCAAGGCCGACTCTGCAAAGTCGCACGCCAGCAGACGGACAGGGGATTCAAATTCTTCCGGCAGGCACCTCAGCGCCCAAAGCGCATCACCCAAGCCCAGCAGATCAAGTATGTAAATCAAGCTGACTGGCGTATCATCGGCTTCCGTCTTGCCCATTGATTTGAGCAGATGCTTCCAAGACCGTTCGCATGGGTCGTGTTTCCTGATGGCGTTTAGTGTGATCATTTCATTCTCCTAAGCATTTAACATGGCTTTCGGGGATCAGCATCAGCCTAAATCCCCGTAGAACTCTCTACGCTCCAAGCGTGATCACAATCAATCGCCCATCTGTGCAGCAGATCAATCGCTGTGCCCATCTTCAGCCTGTCCCAATCGGCAGATGATTCGTATCTGGCCACCTTGCCGACCTTGCTGGTGACAATCTCATAGGCACCAATCTCATGCTTAACCGCGCGCTTCATTTCCTCGCATGTGTAGCCGACCGTCTGGCCAAGCTCCGAACACATCGCATGAAACCGAGCATTTTGGTCAAGCGTCCGCTTTTTGCGGTGTTGCTTGATCTCTACCGACCAGGCCTTGTCTTGCGGCAGCCTGTGGATGTGATCTAGCAGGTTCTGCAGGACAGGATCACGGCCATCTGTGTGGCCATCTGTGTGCAGCACGTATCTCACGGCAAGACTCGCTCAGCGCAATACCAGAATGCGGTATGCATGGGAGCCTCACCGTTTTCCCATTTCTGCCATGTCCGGCGGTGTACATCCATTTCATCAGCACAGTATTGCTGCGCTTGAGTGATAGAGGCTATGCCGTGTACGCGCTGAACAGATTCGCGAATCAGCTTGACATCTGCCGGTGTTGGCTTATACATAAGCATTCTCCAGTTGTTTCGCTTTCACTATACGCCCATATTACGCAATGTCAATGCTTTTCGGAAAATAATTTGTGCTCAGTTTCATCAGGCAATAGGAGCCATAAAGCCGGTTTGTGACCTGCCGAAAACATTCCCGTATTGCCTGCTGTCCATTGTCGCCGTCCCTTGGTCTACGGTTGACCGCGTGGGCCAATCCGATACGGGGGAACCAATCCCGCCTGCCGCATTGCTGCGATGTGTCACATAACCGGCGTTTTGTGCTTCGCGGCGGCTTAACCGCGTCTTTCAGGCAAATTTTCGCGTTGGCTTTCTTGAGGGGCATCCGCTAACGGGGATCACAGACTATCGCGCCTCGGGCGGCAAGCGATAGATTCTGCAAATAGAAGGGTTGAATCTGATAGACGGGAGTGATACAATCATTCCTGTCGTTTGCTTGCACATCCGACTATACCGGAAATCCCCATCCGGTGCAAGCCCGCTACGGTTCGCCCTGGCGGGTTTGTTTTTGGGTATCCATCAATCGCCCGTGCAGGATTCGCCACGCTTCGGCAGCGCATTGGGGGACTTGGCCATTGCCGATGGCTTTAAGTCTGTCCACCCGAGCGGCCACCCCATGAGCCACTCGACCCACGTTGGGTTCAGACTTCCACCAATTTGGGCTGCTAATGTCGGTGTGTTTCTCTTCGCTTCGCTCGGCGCGTTTGTTTCTTTCGCGTTGTGACTGGTCGGTGTGGGCCACATTCCTCGGAGCGCCACCTCCATTGCCAGCGTTATCGGTAGCCCCTTGTCCATGCGGCGTTGGATGTACTCCGGATTCCTGCGATCTATCGTGTCTTGACTCATGGGGGTGGGCCACATGTGATTGACAGGGAATGTCCGAGCAAACGTCGCCAATGATCGGCCCGACTGACTTTTCGCGTTTCGGCTGAATGTCTTTTTCTTGTCGTCCCTGTTTATCGTATCTGGCGTAGGCAACAATCCAGATTCTGTCCCTCCTATGCGGGGCACCAACATCGGCTGCTCCCAACACTCCCCATTCCGCATCGTACCCCAGCGCGGCCAGGTCTCCGAGAACTCGGCCAAGCCCCCGAGAAGTGAGCATTGGCGAGTTTTCCACGAATACGAATCGCGGTCGAACTTCACCGATGATTCGGGCCATTTCCATCCACATTCCAGATCGTTCGCCTCCAATGCCGGCGCCCTTTCCGGCGGCGCTAATGTCTTGGCAGGGAAAGCCGCCAGAAACGACGTCAACACGACCTCGCCATGGTCTGCCGTCAAAGGTGCGAACGTCATCCCAAATCGGGAAAGGCGGGAGAAGGCCGTCATTTTGTCTCTGGGCAAGTACACATGCGGGGTACGGCTCCCACTCGACAGCGCAGATGGTTCGCCATCCGAGCATTTCTGAGGCCAGTAAGCCGCCACCAGCGCCTGCGAATAAAGCCAGCTCATTCATTCGCTCCATCCCGCAGCCTCCGCTCAATCTCATCCTGCAACCGCTTCCGGTACTGCCTGTACGTCATGTTTCCGGGATTTGGCAGCCCGTTCGCTTTGGCAAAATCCCAGAGCTTGTCATCATCCTGCGGCAATGTCGCCCATTCTGGCTTGACCTCGGGCGGCGTCCAATCCTCAAGGAAATGCAGATCCGGGCCGAAGAACGTCCGGGCCATCATCACGTATGGCGTACCTTCGGTCTTGCTGGCACGGACGTATTCGGCATATGCCCGGATGCCAGCAAGGATCGTCTCAGGGTCATAGCCTTGCTTGATGCGCTGCTGCCAGCACTTGCAGGCTGCACGTTTTGGGTTGCCGGGTCTAGCCGGGTATTCTGACCAGGCTGCCTCGAAAGCCTCCGGGTAGTCGTTTCTCGGGCAGGGTATCAGTGCCGGCTGGTTCATTTCTGATCCTCAATCAATCGGTAAACCGTCAGCCATCGCCTGCTGCCTTCGTGCCAGCGTTTGTCGCGATCAATGCGGTATCCGTCAGCCTCAATCTCAGCAATCCGCTTGTGCGGGCATGTGATGTAAAGAGTAAACATCAGATCACCATTTGTCAGGCCGGTTGGATTCAGCCTAAGCTGTGCAAGTATTCTTTGTTTTTGTGTTTTCATGATACATCCCCGAACATGTCATCATGCTGCTGATCATACCTTTGGCCGCCCGTCTGTGACTTGCGGTTCAGGAATGCCTGGTAGCTCATGACTCAGCATCCGGGTGATCAGGTGAAAGCCACTTTGCCAGCACATGGCCATCAGTCAGGCGCTCAATGCGCATTGCTGACTTTAGTGACCACGGGGAGCGCTTGCCAAAACAGCGCGAAACCATCTCCCGGCCAATGCCGATACGGTCGGCCAACTCTTGCTGTGTCATTTTCTCGCGGTACATCCAGGCGACGAGCCGGGAGTTGCCTGCAGTGGGGTCAAATTCTTTACTCATGATTGTTGCATCCGTGTTGTAACTGTGATACATTATGCACATGGTTTGGTCGAAAGTCAACACTGGAGAATGAAGATGACAGACTCAAATACAGCAGCCCTGAACCGTCACATGGCGGAACAGGATGAATCAGACAGAGCCGTAGAGCTTTACGGCGAACGAGCGCGTGAGGAACTGGAAGGAAAGGCGGGGTTTGCGGACATGCTGGACATCATCGCCGATGACCTGCATGAGGCGCTGGGGGAGACAGGCCTGCTTCACTTGCTGAAGTGGTTCGCCGGTTATGATTCCGATGGCCATAAAGCATGGCGCGAGGCATTTGATTATGCCGCCAAGCGCTTGGTAACAGATGAGGCCGTTCGTGAACGCGCACAAGAGATTATGCGACAGGAGAAAACATCATGAGTATCTACAAGAGCCTGTCACAGGCGCGAGAAGCGTTCCACAAGCTGGAACTAAAAAAATCCGGCATCAACAAGTTTGCCGGTTATTCGTATTTTGAGCTGGCGGACTTTTTGCAACCTGGCATGCAGTGCCTTGCTGACCATGGCCTTGTGCCGGTGATCAGCTTTTCCGAATCAATGGCTACGATGACCATCCATGATGTGGACAGCGACGCCAGCATTGTGATCACCAGCCCAATGTCGCGAGCGGCGCTTAAGGGTTGTCACGATGTTCAGAATCTCGGTGCCGTGCAGACCTATCTGCGGCGCTACTTGTGGATTGCTGCGCTGGAGATTATTGAGCATGATGCTGTTGATGGATCGCAGCCGGCACAGCCCGAATACATCACTGAATCTCAACTCGCTGACCTGCAGGGGCTGATGGATGAGGTTGGCGCAGATGAAGCAAAGTTCAAAGAATGGCTGAAGCGATCGCTGAAAGTGCCGAACGGTGATCTGGACAAGATCAGCAAATCAGCGTACAAGAGCGTTGTGGCAGCGCTTGAAAAGAAGCGGGGTGCGTAATGGAACAGCGAACAGATGATTGGCATGCCGTCAGACTCGGCAAGGCAACAGCTTCACGTGTTGCTGATTTGAGCGCGAAGACCAGATCAGGATGGGGAGCGGGCAGGGCAAACATGATTGCTACGCTGGTTGCCGAGCGCCTGACCGGGCAGCCACAAAACGGTTACAGCAATGCTGCCATGCAGTGGGGTATTGACAATGAAGATGACGCCATTGCAGCGTATGAATTTCACACTGGCAACACGGTTGAGCGGGTTGGTTTTGTTGATCATCCCAGCATTGACATGGCCGGGGCATCGCCAGATGGGCGCGTTAATGATGACGGGCTGGTAGAGATCAAGTGCCCGAACACGGCTACTCACATCGCTTTTCTGCGCACCGGCAAGATACCGGGGAACTACCAAAAGCAAATGCTGTGGCAGATGGCGTGCGATGGACGCGACTGGTGTGATTTTACCAGCTACGATCCGCGCATGCCTGCACACCTGCAGCTTAAGGTTGTGCGCTTTGAGCAAGATGATGAAGCGCTGGCTGAATTGACTGAATGCGTTATCACCGCATTGGACGAAGTTGAAACCATAATCAAGGAGCTATCATGAAACCCTACATTGCAATCGTATCAATCTGCCTGCTGTTTGCCGGGCTGCACACCCTGGCAGAAACGGCAGCGTATCAACAACAGGAAACGCTGGAAGACGAATGGCATGATCACTGCCGCGTGTATCCTGTGACCCATGAAGGCAGGCGCTATGCTGTCCGTCAGTCGCGCGACAGGTTCCGGCAAGTGTGCCTGATTGATCAGCAGCTTAATCCCGGTGGCTGTGACCACCTTACGTGTGGCGGAGAAACGAAATGAAAGGCGTCAACAAGGCAATCATAATCGGACGGCTTGGGCAAAACCCTGACTTAAGATCAACACAGGGCGGAACCACGGTCACCACCATCAGCGTGGCTACTTCCGAAAGCTGGCGGGACAAGAACACCGGTGAAAACCGTGAGCAGACCGAATGGCACCGCGTGGTGCTGTGGGGCAAGCTGGGTGAGATCGCCGGTGAGTATCTGCGCAAGGGCAGCCAAGTCTACATCGAAGGCAAGATCCAGACGCGCAAGTGGCAGGATCAATCCGGTCAGGATCGCTACACCACCGAAATCAAAGCCAATGAGATGCAGATGCTGGGCGGTCGTGATGATTCGCCTGTTAAGAGCAGTTTGCCTGAGCCGGGCAGCTTTATTGATGACGAAATTCCATTTTAACGGAGACTGATCATGAAAATCTACAAATCCAATTGTGTCACGGATGAACATCAGTCTGCCCGATGACTGGATCAAGCGGCTGAAGGTAATCATCGAGCTGCACGAAGCTGGCAAAAAGGATGAGATTGTTCAGAAGGTTGCCGGATTGCCACCAGATCAGAAGGACGGCATGAGGCATATGTTGCGTGACTACCTGGTCCGCAAGCCGAATATCGTGCCGCGCAAACGTGATGTTTTCAAGCGCTGAAACGTAGCGCTGGCACGGATTGTTGCATGACGGGCAGATTTATGCCACAATTCCCGACAGTGGGGACGTTCGCCGCTGCATTCTCCCGGCGCGAAACCCACCCAGCCCAGCCGGGCATCCCCACCGGCTGGGCTTTTTTGTGGCCAAACAGGTGAGACCGATGAAACTGATCACAATCATTGCCTTTCTGGCCTTGGCCGGTTGTGGCACCATGGACGTAAACCGCGCGGCGCTGGATCAGCACGGGCTGGCGCTGGAGACATATGCCAGTGTCGAGGCGAATAAAGCCACAGCATGCGCTGCAGCAGCACAGGGCTGTGCCGATGACGTTTGCCGAGTCGCCACTGTTGCCATTTGCTCGGCAGGCGGCAGCAATTCACAGATGCCAGCCATGCCGCAACTGCGCTATCCGTCACAAGACGTGCTGGGTGTGACCAGCACGATCATGCAGGGCTTGACCGGATTGGGACAGGTTGCCGCAACCGTATACGCGATTGACCGCAATGCAGATGTCGCAATCAAAACCCAACAGTCACAGGACGCTACCCTGGCGAGGATTGTCGAGTCAGGCGATCAGGCCACCATCGGCATTGCCGGACAGTTTGGCGGCGCGCTAGGCTCCGGGCTTGACCTGATTGCAGGACTTCCCCCGGCCATTGGCGGTGATCAAATCACCGTTGGTGGCAACGTGATCGGCGGTGACAACGCTGGTGGCAACATTGGCGATACAGCTGGCCGTGACCAGGTTGGTGGCAATCTAGGCGACACGGCTGAGGATGGCGGCATCATCAATAGTGGCGACTTCCGGCAGACATCGCCGGGGCCGATCAATGACAGCGGCAATGACAACTCGGACAACAGCGACAACAGCGACAACAGCGGAGGCATTGATCCGTGAATAGGTTGATTCCGTGGTTTGGATTTGTCATTGCGCTGCTGGTGATTGGCTACGCATCCAATCAACTTTCTGACGGCTACATCTGGCGCATGATCGGCGCTGTTGGCAAGGTTGCTGCTGGCGCAACCGTTGGCTTGCTGGCCAGCAGGACGATCACGCGGCTGAATCTGAGCCAGATACAAGACCCGCTTCACCGGTGTATTGCCGGGCTTGGGCAGGCGATCATCATCGCTTCGTGTGTGCTGGGTGTGTCGCTGGCGGTTTGACATGGAAACGGCACGCAGAGTCATTCAGTTGATCAGTCTGATTCTGGTTGTCCTGTTCGTGCTGGCTGCATGGAATCCGCAGGCTGTGGCGCAAGTGCCCGAGCGCGCCTATCAACACCAGCGAGACGCGCTGAGGATATGGACTGATTCGTGCCCTGAGGCACCGATTGCCATGCTCGCCGGGCAGATTCACCAAGAATCAGCGTGGCGGCATGATGCAAGATCGCCTTACGCGCATGGCCTGGCGCAGTTCACGCCACCGACGGCAGGCGACATGGCCAAATGGTATGCCGACCTACGTCCTGCAGATACCGGCGATCCCAGATGGTCACTGAGAGCTCAGGCGCTTTATATGTGCCGTATTCACCGGATGTACCGGGAAACATCGGAGCCTTGGCTGTTCGCCTTGAGCGGATACAACGGCGGGCCCGGCTGGACAAATCGCGACATCCGGGTTTGCGCAGGGAACCGAACCTGTGACCCGTGGCGCTGGGCCGGCCATGTGAGCGCAACACCGGATCTGCGCAGAGCGCGGCACAACATCACTGAAAACAGGCAGTACGTGTGGCGGATTGTCAAGCGCAATCAGCACTTCTATCAGAATTGGGGCAGGGCTGAACCTGTGCCGGAAAGCTGGCAGCGATGAACACAACGATTTATGTTTCGGTTGCAGCCGTGGTTTTGCTGGTGCTGGCTTGGCTGCGCATTGACGCGCTGAGCAGCACACTGGATGCTTGCCGTGCAGACAATCGCCTGATCGAGAGTGTACATGCCGACACCACTGAGCAACTGGCTGACGCCAGTCAGCTGCTGGCAGAACAGGTGCGGCAGATTGAGGTGCGGGAACAGGCCATTGAGGAAGCCAAGGCTGAGCGTGACCAAGTGGTAAAAGAAAGGAACTGGGCATGGTACGAAAACAGCAAGCTGCTGGATCAGGCGTATCAGGGCAGTTGTGCAGAATGGGCTGAAACGTTGATGTGTGCGGAGGCTGTCGAGCAATGGCGATCCGAATACTCGCAGCGCTGATGCTGGTGCTGGCCGGATGCGGTCAGGGCCTGAAGGTGCGGCCGACAAGGACAATCACGCTGACCAAGCTGGCATGGCTGCCAGTTGATCCGGCATATACCGAACAGATTGAGTTGCCACCGTTTCCAGAAGAACCGGTGACAAATCAAAAATTGAACGATTACCGCCGCGCGCTGGAGTTATTGATTGATCGCGTGAACGCTGATCGAGAGGCGATTGAGGCTGCCACAAAAAATAATTGATTTTCCTGTTGACATTGTGCCGATAAGGCGTATAATGGGAACCGTGGACAGCAGTTCACAACCCGAGCCTCGGGGATTCAGGGGCTGACAGGAGAAGCACAATGAACACAGACAAATTAAACTCGCTGCAGGATTTCCTCCGCGCAGCGGAGGAAGCAAAGCGCGCTGTATGTGCGCGTTTTGCTGAGGAGGTGCTGGCGGCAGATGCCAGCACCGGCGGCACACACAGCGCCTGGAACGAGGGTGCGTACGAGGAGCTAAGGTGGCGCTTCTCAAAAGAGATGGCGGTCGCGCTGCGGCCAACCCTTCCACGGGAAGGCCGCTATTCCCCAGCCGCCGGTCTGTCCCGGCGGCTGGACTATGCGGCAAGTCTTTCCTCGAGATCAGCCGCATCAGCCTCAGCCTTTTTGCGCTGGTGACGCGGCCAGACCGCACACGTAACAATCACGGTGCGACACACGAAATCGTGCATCTTGTAATACACGGGTTCAGTAACTACCGCGGCCCACCCAAGGTGTCGGCCTGAGACTTCCATCTTTCGGACGCTGACATCGGGATCGAGCAGCGACTTGAGAACTGCATCGGCCCGCAGATTGTGGTTCTGGAATGACTGCCCAGCAAACTGCATCAGGTCACGATTGAGACGGCTGGCAATGCCGCATGCTGAACCATTGATGTGGTGAATATCCATTGGGGTTCTCCTATTGATGGAACCAGAAGCATAAGCGTGACCAGCAAGACAGACCATAATACTTTAGCACTAGGGAATCGGGAAAGTGAGAACCAGCAATGAAAGGCAAACAGAATGAATTGGGTAGAATGGACAGCAGGAATCATGGCAACGATATTTGCAGGAGCTATACTCCACGTGTATAAGACGCTGAACGGCCTGCCGCTGATGTACATGCCACGTGACCAGCTTGAACGGACGTTGGATCGATTGCAGGACACCATCAACAAGGACATTTCCGAGACGCGCGCTGCGCATGTAGAAAGTGAGGCCAGAATCGAAAAGCGCTTTGACAAGACAGATTCAAAGCTGGATTCAATCCTGGACAAGCTGGATGGCAAGGCAGACAAGTGACAGGCCGTCCAACCAAGTACAAACCTGAGTATGTCGAACAGGCAAAAAAGCTGTGCAAGTTGGGTGCAACAGATTGTGAGCTGGCTGACTTCTTTGGCGTTTCAGATCGCACGATCTACCGCTGGGCATCATTGCACGATGACTTTTGTCAGTCCTTAAAGGCGGGCAAGACTGTTGCTGATGAGCGAGTTGTCCGCAGCCTGTACAAAAAGGCAGTTGGCTTTGAGCAGCAGGAAGTCAAGATTTTTATGCCAGCAAATGCTGAAAAACCAATCTATGCCGAGTATACAGCCAAGTATGCGCCAGACACCACGGCAGCAATCTTCTGGCTGAAGAACCGCAGACCAGAAGAATGGCGGGACGCTTCAAGCATGGAACACACGGGCAAAGGTGGCGGGCCGATCAAAGTGCAGGACATGACAGATGAGCAACTCGCAGCCATCGCCGCAGCAGGCAGCACGGGAGCTTCTAAGAAGAAGGCGAGCGCGAAACAACCTGGTTGACTACGCTGATTACATCGACATCCCCGGAGTACCGGCTGGCGATGAAGATGACGAGGTGTTTGAGCCTGTTGAGACACGCATGGCCATTCATCACCGGCTTATGCTGGAGTCCACACAGAAGATCATTGACGGCACATTGACTGGACCTGACGGCAAGGTCATCCGTCAGGCCATGTTCTTCATGCCGCCGGGATCAGCAAAGAGCACTTACGTTTCGGTCGTCACCCCGACCTTTCAGATGGGGCGCGTGCCTGGTACACAGATAATCCTGTCGAGCTACAACAGCACGCTGTGCAAAAAGCAGGGCAGAAAGAGCCGGGCAATCTGCAAAAGCGCCAAGTATGCCAAATTGTTCGCGACAGGGCTGCGACAGGACATGAAGGCTGCTGACGAATGGGGTTTAGACGCTGGCAGCGAATACATGAGTGGAGGTATTCTGTCCGGTCTGACCGGTAACCGCGCTGATGGTATCATCTGGGATGATCTGATATCAGGCAGGCAGGATGCGGATTCAGAGACAATCCGAGAGACGACGTGGAATGAGTACCGCGATAGTCTGCTGTCACGGCTGAAGCCGGGCGGCTGGGAGATTGGTGTTCAGACGCGCTGGAGTGAGGATGATGTGCCCGGCAGGATATTGCCGACTGACTGGAACGGCGAATCAGGCATCATCAAGGGCAGTGATGGCCGTTACTGGCTGGTGCTGTCATTGCAGGCGCAGTGCACGATGCCAAACGATCCGCTGGGTCGTGAGATAGGCGAATACATCTGGCCTGAATGGTTCCCGCCCGGTCACTTTGACAAGTTCAAAACGGACAAGCGATCATGGCACAGCCTTTATCAGCAACAGCCGACTGCTGATGAGGGCATCCATTTTCTGCGGGAATGGTATGACACCACCATGTACCCGGCCAGCCAGATTGCCGACAAGATAGAGCAGGGCAATGTGTACTTGACTGGTGACTATGCGCTGACGCCGGACGGCGGCGATTACACCGAGATTGCGGCATGGTCGCTGCTGCCGTCTGGCCACATCTACTGTGTCGGCTGGTGGAACGGTCAGGTCGAGAGCCTGGACTGGTGTGAGGAGCTTCTGGACATGGTTGAGACGTTCAGGCCATTGCGCCACATTGCTGAGTCTGGCCAGATCCGCAAGGCGACTGAGGCATACATCAAGCGCCGGATGCGTGAGCGCACGAAAGAGCACAAAACCAGCAACTACGTGACGTTGGAATGGCTACCCAGCACAGGAAACAAGCTGGCTATGGCGCGATCGTTTCAGGCGCTGTCGAGCAATGGCAAGATTCACTTTCCGGACACAACGTGGTCAGAGCGGGTCATCAGCCAGCTGCTGAGATTCCCCGGCAGCCGCTATGACGACGCCTTGGACGCATGCGGATTGCTGGGCAGATATGTGGACAAGATATGGGAAGGACACGAACAGAAGAAAACGGAAACTCTCGAAGAGGCATGGTCAAAGCCAATCACCATTAAGGACTTATTGAGTAAATGAGCTACGAACACTACGACAGAGCCTATCACACCGCGCACGATAAGCAGGTGAAGTATTGGCTTGAGAAAATATCCGCAGAGGATAAAGAGCACAAGGTTTTCCGCGATGAGGCTGAAAAGGCTATGCTCGTTTACGAAAAGCAGAAAGTCGGCAACAAGCCGACCGTGTTCCCGATCTATACAGCGAACGTGAACATCCTGCACGCTGCGCTGTTCAGCAAAATGCCTGCACCGGACGTGCGCAGACCGCACCAGGATCGTGGTGATAAGCAGATTGCAAAATCCATACAGCGAGCAATTGAGCATCTGCAGGACACCGAGGATTATTCAATGCCTGCCCATCGGGTTGTTACCGAATGGCTGGCTGGTGGATTGGGCGTGCTGTGGTATCGCTACACCCCAAAGATTGTCGAGATGCCGGTATTGGATGATTTCGGGGAGCCGCTACGCGATGAAGACGGCAAGATGATCACCGAGCCAACGATTGAGGCACAGACGATCACACAGGAATATCACCCCTGGCACCGGTTCCGC